AAGCCTGAAAAATCACCTGCTTGACCTTTTAAAGTCTTCATGTAGTTATCAATCAGATCTTTTTGAGTCATTGGGCCAGATTTGGCAGAAACCAAACTCTGATACTGTTTAGCAAACTCCGGATCTTTCATGGCTTGCACCAATTGAATTTCTGGAGTAACACCATAGTGCGCACTCAAAGCTTTTTGGTATGCTTCTTCAGACGCAATCTTACGTTCTTCAAGCGCTTGCTTTTTGGCTTCCTGTTCTTGACGCAACGCGCCAATACCCGCTTCACCCAAGTTTTGTAAAGCGTAGGGGGACTTACCGGCCATCAGCCCAAGACCCATGTTCAACAAGAAGTCATTCCAGTCACGACCACCTTTGGCGTTTGGTGTATCTGTAACAGTCTTAGCAATATCGTTTGTGGAAGGGGCAGTGGGAGTTGATGGTGCGTTTTGTGTTACGCCCGACCAAAGAGTATCGCTGCCTGCATCTTCTGGGCCATAAGCATATTGCGCTTTGCGCAAATCAGTATTGTCTGAAGCTTCCAATGGTTGATTGAGAGGTTTTACCAAATTATTTGGAGAAACCGCAACGTTTTGTTTGTTTTGGTTAGGCGCGCTTACAATAGCTTTTGGTATCGTAACCAACGCATTTTTCATCTGTTCTGCATAAGGCATATTAGATGGACCTTCGGGATTGTTGGCGGCAGCGTCTGTAATAGCGCTTGCCAATCCAACGTCCCCACTCATCATGCTAAGCATAGGGTTGTTAGCCAATTCGTTGCGTTGGTCGGGTGGCAAATAGCCCAAATTGTTCATGGCATTTTTAGAAGCAGCCAAGCCTCCAGCAAGAACGCTAGAAGGCACCAAACCCGCCAAACCAATGCGCCCCAAAGCTTCACTCAACGTTGTTCCGGGTTTAAATTGCGGCGCGAATAGCGCTTCATGTGCAAGTCGAGCAATAGGTTCTGAAATAGCCACGCCCATAGGAACATTACCTGCTGACATTAAAGCGGCTTTGCCAAGAGTGTCAATTTTTTCTAAACTTTGAGGTTGCGTTTGTGCAGGCGCTTGTGCAGGAGCCTGTACAGGGGGTGTTGTTTTAGCCTCCGCTGTCGATAAAGGCAAATAATCATTTAGCTTTTTTAAATAATCCGCCGCTTCTATTTTATGGGGGCCTTCGAAATTTGAAGGTACCAACTGTCCATTATTTGCTTTTAAATGGTCGTTCAAAAACGGCTCACCTTGGTTGTATGCAACGGCCATTTTTTGAATATCGCCATTGTATTTTCCTTGCAAGTCTTTCATAAATGCAAGTGAAGCGTCGATATTTTTAAACCCGTTTGTGCGTTCTTCTGGCTTTAGACCATAGCCTTTGGATGTATCCGCAGCAAGTTGCCCAATCCCAACGGGCCCAGTTTTAGATTTAGCGTTGGGGTTATACCCAGATTCGTTGTGAAAAATAGTGTCAACAAACTCAGGCGGCAGTCCCATTTTTTGCGCTTGTTGAATTGCATACCGTCTGTACACATCTGGGGAGTATGTTGTACCCCCGCTGTCATACCCAGTGATGCCGCCTTCTTTCATACCTTTGAGATTGTTGGCAGGCAAAGCGCCAATGCCGTGCTCCTCGGGCAACTTAGTGGCTTGCTGTTCAGGTTCAGGAGCTTGCTCCATAGAACCAGCGCCTTGTAAGGGAATACCCGTAGGCATGTTGGGCGCCTGTGGAGGAGCCATCTGCGCCAAATCTTGTTGAACAACAGGAGGTTTAGCTTGCCCAGCTTGCTGCGCCATTGCTTCAGCACGCATCTGTTTGCGGTCTTGGCTTTCTTGAAACGCCAAAGGAAAAATGTATGGGTCGTTCTGATGCATTGCAGCGTACTGCTGCAACTCTTGATCCGGCATCATCCGGAGTTTAGAACTGATTTGTTGTGGTGCAATAGACATTATGCCCCCATCTTCGATAGAGCCAGATCCGCCAGCCCGTTTGATTTTCGTTTCTTTTCTTTAATTGGGCCGCCCTTGGCGGCTTTAAACGCGCCCAAACCTGCGGCAGTAAGCCCCACCCCGGCTACCTGAGACAGCATGCTTGGAGGCGCAGAATAGATATTGCTCGTGGTGTTCGTCATTGGCAGACCGCGCAACAAATTGGACATGTAGTTCAACTGATTGCCTTGATAGTTCTGCGCATTCATGAAACATTGGTACTGCTGATTGAGTACGTTCTGTGTCTGTTGTTGTTGCGTACCGCCCAACTGCGCTTGCAAACCTGTTATGCCAAGGTTTTGGTTGTACTGGTTGTTACCCAGAGTACCCAAAGTATTAGCTGATTGGTTGGCCAAATTAAGACCTTGAAGTCCGAGGTTGGCGCCAAACTGGCCTTGTTGTGCATTGAGGTTAGCCGCAGCTTGGCATGCAGCTTGTTGAGCCGTAAATGCTTTCTGTGCGTTGCAGTATGCTGTGTTGTAGGCGTTGCCAACCAAGTTGGCTTGTGCCAGTTGATTGGCTTGATTTTGAGCACCGGTCAACACTGCACAACGTGCACCGCCAAAGGCGCCATAGCCTACGGCTTGAGCTTGGTTTTGAGCTTGTTGCGTGCCTTGTTGTTGACGCATCAATGCAAGTTGGGGAGCCAACGCGCACTGCAAATAAGGGTTCATGTAAGAGCTAACATTGCTCTTACCCGTGGCTGCATTTGTACCCAGCGCTTGCTGAGCGCTATACGGGTTGTATGTGTAGCCTGTGTTGATTCCACCAAGACCCGCTTCTCCAGCAAGCGCAGTTGCGCACTTTAATTGTGGAGCGCCTTGCATCAAGGCGGCGTTTTGGAATGCTTGTTGTTGCAGTGGTGTGAACTGCGCTACTGTGCAACCTTGATATTGCAAATAGGGATTTTGGGTAGTACAAGTGTACGCCGCAGCTTGACCCAGCATTTGCTCGACGTATGGCGCCGCATAGCAAGGTATCGTTGTTTGCGTTATATTTGTTTGGGTAGGGCCGCAAGCCATGATTTATTCCTTATGCTGGAAGATATTGATGTGCATTGGTGTTGGTCGCTACTGCGTCCTTACCAGTTGTTTTACGGCGCGCAGTTTGAATGCGATCCATCATCTTATAAAGTTGTCTAGCACCCGCTTCAGTGGATCCATTGCCAAGCTCAGAAACGATCCGAGCAGGAACCACAAACTCACCGTCAGCAAGGCGAGCAGGTTCAGGGTCACTAGAACCAATAGTAGCAGGGATCGAATCAGAGACGCCGTCGCCCGGGCCTCGTAACAAACGTCCACCATCTGAGTATCCTCCTAAATGACCCACAGTCATTCCGCCTCCGGCCAGACCCATCAGGCCACCATGCGCTGCTTTTGTTGTTGATCCAAAGGCGCTGCCATCAGCGTTGTACTTATTGCCATCTGCACCCAAATAAGAGCCATCAGATTGAGGCATAGCAATAATACCGTTGGGCAGTTTATATCCCACATTCTTAGGCGCCATGCCAACGGCTTGGAAGTATGGCAACGCCACAGTTCCTTTTGGCCCTCTGGGCTGGGTTGTTTTACCCATCAAGAAATCATACGCCGCTTGTGAACCACCAGTCAGAGTGTTGTACTCTTGATTGAATTGATCCATTGATGTGGGCGCTGGGTTTGTATATCCCAAACTTCCGCCGCCTTGTGTATACGCGTTGGTCAAACTGGTCATGCCAGTAAAGCCACCTTTGGGAATGCCGGGAAGAACGGGAGATTCTGTAATCGTTCCGTTGGGATTGACAACAGTTCCGCCACCAAAAATACCCGCGCCAGTATTGCCACTAACGCCGGGCATCAACGTAGTTGCAGGCGTGTTTTGAATTGCGTTGGGTGCGTATGTGGCAGGGTTAGAGTACGATGGATTACGGGCGCAGCTTGCATATCTTGCCGCACAACAAATAGCACCACCGCCATAACCACCACCGCCTCCACCAGTACCCGTATTTGTTAAAGTTTGTGTTTGAGTAGGTTGCAGCCCAAGTTTAATGCCAGCCAAAGCCAACTCATTTTGGTTAAAGCTGGGGAACAAATTGCTCAAGTCTTGCGATGTCAAGCCATACTGAGTTGCCAATTTCTGCGCAGTGCCGTAATCGCCTGTTTGCCAAGCATTGTACATTTGGTTAATGGCAGGAAGACTTAAGTTTGTAGCTGCAATTTGTGCGTTGGCTGCGGTTGTTGAACCGGGCAATGTGATTCCTGCGGCAGTTAAAGCTGCTGGATTGTATGCAGAACCATAAAGCGCAGCAGCATCTGTACCTGTCAAGCCATACAAATTGGCCATGTTTTGCACAGAGGAATAGTCTTTTGCGTTGTATGCGTTGGCAATCTGTTCTGACTCAGCTTGAGTCAAATTGGTTCCTTGGTAACCCGGATTGTTGTACGACTGAGCAGCATTGGCCGCGACAGCCGCAGGTAAAACATCTTGCCCCGCCAGTGAAATACCTTGGCCAGCTAAAACTGATTGGTCAAAAGTTGGCGCATACTTAGACACATCCGCAGAAGTCACACCATACTGGTTGACCAAATTCTGGGCCTGTGCATAGTTACCGGCTTGATACGCGGCATCAACGGCATCAAGCTGTGCTTGTGTAGGAGCCACACCGGGATCAGTTGAACCACCCGCATCAAAGCGGCGTACGGAACCCCCACGAGCCAAAGCCACGAGACCGCCAGTAGCCCCGTAATTAGCCGCAGTTACAGGGCCTGTGAATTGGTTAGCAGGTGTTATAGGCCCAGCCGTCATCTGCCCTGTGTAGGGGTTGTAACTATATTGTCTGATATTGCCGGGATTAACTTTAGGCGGATTGATTTTTTGTGGGGTAGCCATAGCTTTGAGCGCAGTCAAGCCCACAGCGCCTGTGATAAATGGGTGCTCAGAAGCATAGGTTTTTAAGCCTTGCCAAGAAAAGTCTTGTGGGATAGCTGAACTAATAGCACTAGAAACAGTGCCTGTGTTTGTGGCTGCGGCGGGTATAGAAGTGCCCACACCTTCGCCTGCGCCAGAAGGCAGAGCGCCAGAAAAGTCTCCCACTTGACTGTTGGGAAACAAAGAAGAATATTGCTGTTGAAGCGCGCCATTACTGACATCCGCAGCGGGGGTATACGCAGGAGCCGCAGGCACTCCCGAGCCACTCAACATGTTTTCTGCACCAGCTCCACCATACGCGGAGAGCCCTGCCAAAAGACCTTGGCCCAAATTGCCTGAAGCCAAAGCGGAGATACCACCAACAGTTGCACCGGCCCCTATACCAGCAGCAGCGCCTTCGCCAGCGCCCAAATAACTACCAACAGTCCCCATTGTTTCAGGAGCAAACGCCATCAAAGCTGCGCCAGCCAAAGCATCCACTAAAGGATTTTTAGATAAGTTAGAAACGCCTTTACCGAGGTTGCTAATGCCCCCGGATATATTTGCTATTGGGTTGTCAAAGAAGCTCATGCTTGCTCCAAGAATTTGTTTAAGTTTACCATTTAGCCTACTTTCCAGCTAGTACCATTTGAGTACACAGGCACGGTGTTTGTACCACCACCAGTTACAGTCGCGCCAAAAGTTGTAGTTGTAGAATCAGAAACAAAAGTTCTAGTTCCAACATTTGAAGTTGATGCGGTGGGCAATGTAGCCACAGTGTAAAGCGTTGTATTGGTAATGTACGCATCAGTTAATACGGTCAGTACGGCATTTAACTGGTTAAAAAACAAACGCAAAATGTTTGTTAATTTGTCAACATATTGCCGGTCATACTGATCCGGCGCTAACGGCATGTTGGGTACGGCTGGGTTTTGTGGTTTTGTAGCCATTATCTTCTGCCGTCTTCTCGAATATCAAAACGCACAGCACCCAATTGCCAAGTGGTTCCAACTTGGTTGGACTCCATCTTGAAAATCAACTGACGACCGCGAATTCGGGTGTAAATAATGCCTGTAAACTCATCCGTCACTGTATAAGTAGAACCTTTGTATGTCACAGCATCAGTATTACCCGTTCCAGTTCCAGAACCTGCGCTATTTAATGGGTACAAAGTCATCAGTGCTTGAGGTGTTGTTGAGCTGGTATTTGACCCCGTAAAAGTCAAGTCGGGCAACATACGCCAAACAAATGAAAAGTGATCCCCTTGCTGAATATCAAACTCAGAAGATTGGATGTACGCATCAATAGGGGCAGGAGTGCCAGTAGATACGTCATCAACACCGCTTTCTTGATTTAGTAATTGCCCAGTGCCCGTTGTTGGGTTGTAGCTTGCGCCTATTGGATTGGACTGAAGCGTGGTATCTAGCCAAGCTGTGCGGTTGATTGTGCCGTAATACCAAATTTTATCTTGGTAGTTGTATACAACATAGCTGTCTGGATTGGTGTTTTGACCGGTACAGTAAAACCACCATACTTCATTAAAGCCTTCAACCGTGCTGCAATACACTTGTTGGTTTTGTTGTTGATTGATATTTTGAAATACGTAGCGACGCAGATCGCAATTAAGCGTTTGTACGCGGCCATCGTACATGTAAAACTTATCAACACCCATCCAATAAACCACGCCGTTGGCATAAATAGCGGCATTGGGGCCAATGATGGATGTGTTCTCTCCCAATAACTGGGACGCCCAAACAAATGGAGGGCCCACATACTGTAATGAATAGACTGCCTGATCCGTTATGGTCACAATCTCTTGGCGTGTTTGGACGGTAGTTACAATTTGTGAACCGTGAGATAACCTAATGCTACCGGCTTGATTGGTAATATCAGGATACCAAACCAAAGGATTGGCTTGATCCGACCAGCGGATCAACATGGGATCAAGGACACTAGATTGATATGCGTTGGTGCCAAATACAATAATGAAGCGTGAAGCATCAGACACAGTAAGCGTGTTTTGATAGATTGGAACATCCACCAAATCAGAAATGTAAACGCCAGAACCTGTACTAGAAGTTGGCAATGGCGAACCGCCGGGAGTGGCAGCAAGATTAAAAGTTGTGCCAGTGGTGTTGGTTACGTAGTAAGTTGTATTTGCCGACAACCCTGTTGGCATTGAACCGGTTGCATTTAATTGAATGCCTGAATTGTTGGGTAAGGAAACATTTGTTGTGGTCACAACGGCGGGGGTTGCATTTGTAACCGTGACCGTTCCTCCTAGAGAACTAAGCAAAACGCCGGGATTGCTCGTTCCATTAACTGCTGGTTGCCAATAATAAATTGCTCCGCCTCGGGGTCCATACAACAGGTTTTCACCATAGTTATAAGCGTTCCAAATTTGTAGGTTTACTTTTGTTGTACCGCCTGTGCCCCATGTGCCAGAACCCCAACTGCCTGCTCCCCACCCATAAAAAGGTGTTTGAACTGCTGGCCCCGTATTAACTTGATACGTTGCTGTAACTGTCCCACCACCCGGAGAGCCTGCGGCATCGGTGGAATTGGCTGTGGCCGTGGCTGTAAAAGTATATGTGCTTGTGCTTGTAACCGTGATTTGATATTGTTGGTTCAACACGGCGGCTGTGATATTGCCCCCTAAACCAGTAGCTCCACTGAAAGTCACAAAGTCGCCTGTGACTGCGCCATGCGATGAAGCCGTAACTGTTATTTTTGCCGAGCCAGCAGTTGCAGTAAAAGGATTTGTCAGCGTAGATACAACACGAACAGGCGTGATGTCATAGTATTGAGCGCCCAAAGTTACATAAAACTTTAGATTTGTACCGACTGCTACAAAGTTTTGGTTGGCTAAAGTAATCCAGTTCCAAAGCAGTCTACATACACCTTGGTATGTATATGTTCCGTTGTACTGTGTCCAGCCCCCAATTTTCTCAGGCATTCCTTGACGGAATCTAACTTTGTCGGACTGATACCATCCACCACCCGTGTAATACTGGGTGTTTTCGCGATTAACGCCGGGTCTGAACTGAGGCTTTAAGAGTGGCATACTCGATTAGCAGTTAAGCGCCCAGAACGGCAAGCGCGTGTTGAGTCAGTTTAATGCGTTCCTCAAGACCAAATGTACCACCATTTATGCGTTTTGTTAAGCCCTCCCAGTTCTCGGCTTCGGCCAAATCATTGCATCCGTGGGTTTTCCAAAACCACCCGGCGGATAGTGCGGCGTACATGGGGGTAGCCACGAGTTGTGGTTCGGCAACAAGATCTTTGCCTACGGCTTGCCCAAAGTGCCAGTAGTTGTCGTGCCCGGTCAACTGTATACATCCACGCCCGTGGAATCTCCAGCCATCTCCGCTCTCTTCCCCCCTGTTTCCCATTCGGCTGGCGTATATCCGATTGGCAATCTTTTGGGGATTGTGGGCGTAAACGGCAAACTCGTCTGGTTTAAACTTGTGACCAAACAGCTTTTGAAGGGTTTCTGCTCGATAGTTGAGGTTTTCTTCCAGTGTTTTGAAATGGTCGCACTCGTGTGAACATTGTCCAATAAACGCAGCTTGGCGCTTAACATCGTTGATTCCAAACGTGGCAAAGGTTGTGGTCAAAGGTTCAGACCACTCAGGCCCAATCCCCAGCGTGTGCAGCTTTTCAGGGCTTAACATTGATTGTCTCCCTTACTTGGTTGTAGGTGGCAATGCAGGCGTTGAGTTGGGTGATGGCGGCGTCTCCGTCTGCTGCGATGGCTGCAATATCTTTAATAGCCTGTTTAGTAGCGTCGGATCCATCGGCTTGATCTCCTCTGGAAGCGGTGGTACTTGAACTGGTTTGTACACTACAGGTGGAGGGGAGGCGCAGCTCGCCAGAGTCAATGCGAGCGCTAATACTAAACTGCTTTGCTTTAATGTCATTTTTAGCCTGCTTCAGTTGGCTGGTGGCTCTTGCGAGCTTTGTGTTGAGCTCGGCTTCTTTGGCGCGAGCTTCGCCATTGAGTCGGTCAATTTCTGCTTGATCTTCTGCAACGCGTCTTTGATAACCGTGATGATCTGAGACATAGAAACCTCCTAGTAAAACCAACACCAATCCCACAACCTTCATGATGAGGGCGTGGGGCTTTAACATAGGGATAAACCCTACAAGATAACTTAAAACGTACGCGGTAGTACCGACACCCAGCGCGGCCAAGGCCAGCCAATACATGATGTCACCAAACAACCAACCGATCATACGGCCTCCCGTCTGGCTGCCGCCATGCGCTCACGTTCTTCCTCGTGCTCTAGCGTTGGGGGAGTTGTTGGAGGTGGGGGTGGAGTCCAAGCTGTTCCGGGGTCAATGCTGAATCCAGCAGTGGAGTTATCCAGATTAGGGCCATTAAACCCCATTGGAGTCCCCATAGAGTTATATCCTACCCTTTGCATGGGTTGGCCCATACAAGGATTCATAGGCATCACAGGAGGTGGTGGAGGCACGCTAGACTTGCCTGTGAGCACCAAACTGACTACGGTGAATATCTGAGCCATAACCATAGACAAAATCGCTATGATGGCCTTATCCGCGGGCGCCTCATTGAACAACGGTTGCTCCACAAAAACAATACTATAGGAGAACAAAGTCGCCACCATCACTAAGACAAAACAAAATGTCTTGAGGATGAATGCCTTCGTTTCGGCTTCAAGTTGTTCAGGGCTTTTTGTCATCTTTGTTGTTATTGAAAAATTCTGGACAATTTTGAGCCGCAACGCAGAGAGGAGGCTTGCAATCTTTTTGCTCCCAGTTGTTAGGGTCTTGGCAATGGTATCTGTAGTGATCTTCACATGCACACAAAAGTAGAAAAAGTAAACATGTCAAACTCCTCATGTATAGAAAATGGCATTTTTTAATCATTTCCCTTCAATCCTTGTTAATGCTTTGTTAACTCTAAGTTCCATTTGTCTTACATCGACATACATCCAAGCGATCAGCGGAATTAACAATAACAAAACAACCAATAGCACAACGATCAGTAGGATGGCGAGTGAGTCAGACTGAGAATCATTAGCCATATCCACATTAGCATCAGCACTGTAATTACTGAAGCCGCCATTCTTCCCCTTATTAGATCCGCCTTTTGCCGCCGTTGCCATTTTGCTCTACGCTCCTTCAGCATTTCCTCTCGTCTTGCAAGCGCTTGCACATTGGCAATGTGACCAATTTGCTGGTTGACCCGAGTATACAAGTCCTTTAATTCATTAGGCACATGGTATATCATGTAATCGCTCAGCTCCGTATTCAACTTCTCCATCTGCAAATTGGCAATCGTGATCTTGATTGCAGCCTCTTGGCCTTCATCATTATTTGCGTGGAGAGCAAATTCTTCCTGTTCTTTGACGTAATTCTTCAGAGCGTTGTACGCTTGAAAGAACTTGATGAGAGCATCACTGACCTGTTGGTAAATGAGGTTCTCGTCAAACTCTGGGGGAGGCTCTTTCTTCTTTTTGACCTTCTTTGCGGGTTGAGCAACTTTTGGTTGCTCTTCCTGTTTAGCCGGACTGAAAATGGCTGTTAAGAACCCAAGAAGCCCTTTGGCTTTCTTTTGTACTGCCTTAACGTCTTTGACAACTCCATCAACTTCATGGGCAATATCAGTAACAATTTGACGCCCTTCCTTGTACATCTCACAAGCGTCTTTGCACATCTTAAAGGCCCCGGACGCCAGAGCAACAAGGGTGAACGGATCAATGGCATCACCTTATTTCTTCTTGAGTTTGCCAAGCGTCTTAGCCAAATTAGCCATCTTAGCCACCTTGGGGTTGGTTGACTTCGCGGCTTTAGCCATCTTTTTGGCGGGGATCTTTTCCCCTTCAGGCACTTTGAGGGCTCGGTGCAACGCACCTTTGTTCTTTACTGCTCCGGCGATCCAGTTTTTTGTTGCCATGTTTAACTCCGAGAGTTGCGGTTGAGGTTTCTTTATCTATGGTCAAAAAGCCATAGCAGCATATATTCCAGTCTGCGCCACTGGGGTCAAGCTCACTAAAGCAAGGCACGTTGATGCGCACATTTTTAAAGAGATATTCTTTATCGCCTTCAAAGACACGCCATACGTGATCTACAGTGCCACGTCCTTCCATGCCTCTAGATTTATTAAATCTAATTCTGTACTTGTTCATACAATCTCCGCTGCTGGAGGAACCGCACACACAGGTTGTTGCGCCAACTGAACAGTCAAATTGAAGTGAACAAACTTCATGGGTTTATTGGCAGCATGGCGGCCAAAAGAATGAGGCAACCAAGAATTTGCAAAGATCAAAAGTCCGGGTTTTGGATTGAAGTGAATGGCGTTACTGGCTGGCGTTACCATAGACATATTGGCTTCCATGAGGTTACTCTGCACTTTTCCTGCACGGGGATCGTGGAAAATAACTTGTGAGCTTTTATCAGGTACTTCGAGGAAGTAAAACCCAATCAACTGTGCGCCAAACCCGTGTACATGCTGCTCCATCAAAGAGTGCTTGTGGTGTTCTTGCGTCCACATTGATTCAAAAACAGTGGCTAAATTGTCCATTGCATAGCCCTGAGACTGCAATATGTTCCAAGCCGTAGAACCCACATACGAAGAGAATTCAGTCATGCGTGCATCAGTGAACAGATTGTCCGTCATGACGACTGGGAAAATAGGATCTATTTTCTTTTGCGCTTTCTGTATTTTCAAACGCTCTTCTGACACATCTTTTACCGTCTGAAGAAACTCAGGTTTCTCAATGGTATAGATTAAAGATGGAAAATACGTCCATGTGCCCAGTTGATTTTCAACTGGGGTTTCTAACTCTGTTTGCGTTCCGTCTGGCATACTTCTCTCCTATTGTGTTGTTGGAGTCAATACTATACATCAAGACTTAGGAGTTATGGCGGCAATTTGTGCTTGTAAAGCAGTTAACTGCGCTAGAAGTTGTTCAGGCGTTGGTTGAACCACCGTTGCTTGAACTTCAACAGGCGCAGTAAAAATACCATTTGCATAGGAATAACCAATACCTGCAATTGTATTTTCTATGTTGATAGCCTCATAACCAGCGGGACAAGTCCAATCAGGGCCGCCATCCCACATGACAGTGTTATCAACAATGTTTGTTTTTGTGTTCACTAAAGCGTATTTGTACATATTAATCACCATGAGTAAACTTTTAGACCGCCATTACCACCTGCTCCACCAGCGCCTGAATTTCCTCCACCAGCGGCCGCTCCACCTCCACCTCCGCCACCACCATAAGCACTACCAGCGCCACCATTCCCAACAAAAGCACAGCCAGCGGCTCCACCACCGCCTCCTTGCCCCGATCCCGTATAAGTATTAACGGAACCAGCAGTACCATTTTGGGATCCGCAAACATTAAGGCCTCCTGCGGCACCTAAAGCACATATATTTCCAACTTGATATGCATTAGATACTCCACCTCTTGATCCACCAGAATACGAACTAGCGCCATAGCGACTTCCTCCTGCACCGCCTCCACCAGCGCCATAAATAGATCCGCCGCCTCCAAAACAGGAACTAGATACAATACATTTAAGTCTACTAAAATTACCAGCGCCCCCACCCCATTCCGCACTTCCAGTAGCGTTACAACAAACACAAGCATTTGCCCCAGCGCCACCACCGCCTACTGCGCATACAATACTACTTGCGCTAGTTACACTAATACTCCGTTGAAATGGTTTTCCTACAGCACAACCACTACCAGCACTACCTGTACCTCCGCCAGGCCCACCATGCTTGATTGCGTTACCATTTCCACCAAAACCAAAAGAACCACCGTATGCTTTCAGATAATTTCCAAAAGATGTAGTTCCGCCAGAAGTACCATTAAAACCGCAATTTGTTGAAGTTCTAGAAGCCCCACCACTACCACCAGAACCAATCGTAACGGTTACAGTTGATGGCAAACAAGCGGCAACAAACATTTGTCTTACCCTTGCACCCCCGCCACCACCAGTTCCTCCGCCAATACAATTACTTGTTCCTTTACGACCAGATCCACCGCCACCACCAGCACCCCATGCACAAACCATCACAAACGTAACGCCTGCTGGTTTAGTCCAAGTACCTGATGAAGTGAAAGTTTGAGAGTTAGCAGTAGATCCAGATACACAAGCCCAAGTCGGGGCTGATGCACCGTTAGACTTTAAATATTGGCCAGAAGTACCGGCAGAAGTAGTCGCCAAAGCACCACCAGAACCGTAAGCAACACCACCAGTTGTTGGGGTTGATGTCGATCCAGTTCCTCCATTACCTACTGGTAAAGTACCACTCACACCAGTCGTCAATGAGACTTGTCCTGATGTATTCAGATTGTCGGCAAATGCGCCTAGATTACGAGGTTGTGTCATTGTGTTTCCTTATGTTCTGGGAATTTCTACCCAAGTTTTAGTAGGCTCATCCCACGCATAAATTGTAGGTGGTGTTGTTGTGCTTGTTGGCATTTGTGTTGGAGCAGTCCAAGTCCATGTAGGCGCTGAAATTGTCCAGCTTTCACATAATACACCGTTACGATCTTGAGGTCTTGGGGCATAAAACACATCATGTGTTGAATCATAAACATAACCTATGCCAGCATAATTTCCACGTAAAGCGATGCCACCGTCAGGTTTTTTGTCTTGACCATAATGAACACCACCAACAGTATTATAGGATGTCTGAACCCATTCAGATGCAGGGCCAAGGGCACCACTATTAATAAAATCTTGTTCGGCAACAATAACTTGTGTAACTATTCCATTTATAACTTTTGCAAAATGACTCATTTTTAACCTCAAAATTTAATAGTTCCAGAACCAGTGAATTTATAAACTTTTTTGCCACCTACACAAGTTGGCCCTGTATAAGTTCCAGTAACTGTTGATGCAACAGCACACGCAGAAATAATCACAATGCCTGATCCACCGGCAGAACCTTTTGTGCAACATCCACAAGAACGTGAAACACCGCCTCCACCGCCACCTGTGTTTGGTGAACCATTAAACCAACAATTATTACTTCCTGCACCGCCACCGCCGTTGCCACCACCGCCAAAAGAACTTCCAGTACCACCACCACCACCGCCATAATATGTAGATGTTCCTGTTATAGATGATGCTTTACCTGATCCACCAAATCCAGCAGAACCTCCTGAGCCATTTCCACCAACTGCTCCTGCGCCGCCACCTCCACCGCCTACATAGTAACCACAACATGGAGCAGCGTATCCGCTTCCACCATGAAAGCCTTGCCCAGAAATACCAAAACCATAAGCAGATAATCTACCTGGATATCCAGCAGCACCGCCGCCTGATCCACCACAATTTCCAGCTGCACTTGAATTGTTATAAGCACCGCCTCCACCACCAGTTGTACTTATAGAAACGCTGCATCCAGAAATAGATGATGAAGACCCATTAAAACCATTTCCATGTGTGCAAGCGGCTCGATTAGCTCCTCCAGCACCAACTGTCATTGTGTAAGTTATGCATTTGATAAAACATATTGATCCACAAAGCACCCCCCCAGCACCGCCACCACCAGCTTGGCCTCCTTTTCCACCTCCAGCTCCCCCCGCAACTAAAAGATAAGATGCTGTAATAAGTTTTGCACCACCACTACCAAAACCAAATGCTTTTGCTGAAGCCGCACCTCTAGTAATAATCGTTGGCATTAATTACCCCTTAAAACTGTGTTTGTGATGCTAAAACAGTGTATGTTGCACTTCCAGTTTTAATAACTGTATAAGTGTAAACATCAATACCACTTGCGTTTCCTTTTGTTGGAGCACTTCCACTTTGCCAATAAGGTGTTACTGATGTTCCATCAATGGTTACTGCTGAATTGTAATAAGCAGTAGAACCTTGCGTTGCTAACATAGCAATGGTCATTGATTGTCCAGTTGACATTGCTGAATTAAGTGATGTTCCAGAACTAAATGCAATGTTTAATGTCCAATTGTTTGCAGCATTGGATGTGTAATACTGAACCGATCCACTTTGAACATAAAAGTTAGTTGTACTAGATGGTGCTGACCCAACGACATTAACAGTTTCAGCAACATTTAACATCACTGCACTAAATGTGCTCGATGAGCCATTAAATGTTTGAGTTGCAGTCCATGTTTGGGCTGAACTCAATGATGGATAAGACAATGTTGACCAAGTAGGAGCACTTGTACCATTGCTTGTCAAAACCTGACCTGTTGTACCTACTGCTGTAAAGCTAGTAGCACCTGAGCCTGATTGGTAAACAACTTCACCTGCAGAACCACCAGCAATGTTAGTTGAAGAAGATGCAGTTCCTAATGATGTGACACTATAAGCAATTGTTTCAAGAATATCACCCGAATTAGCACCAACTGCCAAAACGATGGATGTTCCACTGGTAGCAGTGTAATCAGTACCATTTAACAGAACACCATTAAGGTAAACTTCAACATAACCAACTGTATAAGTTACTGAAAATGTGGTTTGTGATGCCGTTGCCGTAAAACTTGTACGAGTGTATGTAGAGCCTGTTCCAGCCGCATTGATTGTTACTGCGCCTGTTCCACCAGAAGGACTGATTGTGATATTGCTACCAGCAATAATTTGAGACACGCCAGAAACAATTGGGTATGTGCTGACTTTAATAACATCCGTTGCAGTAATAGAGTCGTAGTACACATACGCTCTCTCACTTGGAGCAATGGTAACTCCTGTGCCACCAGATTTTTTAACGGTGAAACTGTACCCGCCAGTGGCGTTATTTACAATCAAATAAATCTTACTTGAAGCCGGAACAATAATGTTTCTATTTGCCGTTCTTGCGCCTGTTAAATTTAAAACCGCATACTGCGCAACTGTTGAATTCGAACCAGTTGTTGAAAATGTCGAAGAGTTGTTTCCATTAGTAACTGACAATGTGATGTCAGAATCTTGCGTGATATTATTTGTACCAGCAACAGAAATATCTACGAGTTGTGTAAATCCGTTATTTACATCATCGCCCCAAACACCACTTTCAGAACCTGTGGTTGGCTGGTTTAAACCCAATAGCGTCGTATTTGCGTAAGTCATAGTGTCCTCATTGAGTGGTGATTAGCGACCAACCCGCTGTTTCTGAATTGTTGATATTTTGCCATGAACTTGTCTGGCTGTCATTGATTACTGACCAGTAAATTGCTTGCATGTTTCCAACTTGCCCAGTTGCTGCAATACCTGTCAAAACAGCTCCGCGTCCATCCATTGTCACAGTTCCTGCTACACCCGTTGCTCCAACACCCGTCAAAGCCAAAGTAATGCTGTATCCCACCGAACCAACATTGGCTGCAATTGCTTGGGAAGACAAAGGAACAGAAACAGCGCCAACAATACCTGTGGCATTATTGCCAGTCAAAGCTTGTGTAGGGTTAGCACCTACTGAACCAACCGCACCAGATGCCCCAACACCAGACAAAGCCAGTGTAAGATTAAACCCAACGGTTCCAACACCGCCCGTGGCGTAATTCCCAACTTCTTGCTCAGACCCGCTGGCTGTTGGCGTACCCACCAAACCTGCTGCTGTAACCCCTGATACATTAACTGCTTTGGTAAAAGAAACACTTCCAACATTACCAGTTGCCAAAACGCCAGTTAGCGCCGCAGCATTGGTAACAAGAACGGAGCCAGTCAAACCGCTGGCAAAATTGCCCGTGATACCAAAACTTACATTGGACGTTACCGTACCAACATTGCCCGCCGCATTAACACCCGTCAATGCAATACTAACGCTACCCGTCAGGGATCCCGCATAACCAGCAGCAAAAACACCAGCAATTGTTGGGTTATCAGTATCGCTGACCGTCCCAACAAGACCAGAAGCTCCAACCCCAGTTAGGGCAATTGTCAGATTGGGGGTGACAGTGCCTGCATTACCTGCTGCATTGTTACCCGTGATGATGGTTAACCCATACCCCCACGGGCCGTCACCCCAATTGGCACTGCCCCATCCGGCCATAAATCACCTATTAGGTGGTAGACAAGCGCAACAAAGCTGTACTTGTTGTGTTTGAAGGCATGGTCAAAGTAAACGTACCAGCAGTAATTGTCTGTGCGCCAAATGTGTGAACGCTAACAGCTTTGTTAGACTGAGTTGAGTTGTACAACAAAACTGTATCAAAAGCTGTAGAAATGGTCACTGTGGAATACACAATCGAAGCTGAAGGCGTCCAGTATCCAACACCCGCAGTTGCAGAACTGTTGGTAGAAGTTGGGTTGGTTGCATTGGTTACAGTCACACCACCTGCGGTGTAATTTGTACCAGTTACTTCGCCAGTCGCTGTATAAGCTGTGGTGGCTGCATTGATCGTGGCAGTTGTAAAATACAAAGCTGCTTTGAATGTGTCAGCGGTGTTGGCTGTGTGTGCAGGATTAGCTGAGCTGAAGTTGTGCGTTGCGCTCAACAGTTCGCCCAAGAAAGAAGTGCACATTGATTGAGTATTTGCCATGATGTTTCCTTTAAGCCAATGAAGCGGCGATTAAGTCCATGAAAGGGGAGGTTTTTAACGTGACATGTGCGGAGCGATGAACCAATTCGTCATCCAACCAATACTCAACCCATGTGGTTAACTCGATGTCGTTATCAACGGTGCCTTCTTTCTTTACCAGAAGAGACTCGTCCATATCGCCTTTAGTCGTTGTAATCAATGCCATTATGCGATCCTCAAAATTGCGTTGGTGTTTGTAGCTGCGGGGAACTGAATCGTAAATGTGCTGGTACAAGTTTTATCTGAACCAAAATCCAAAACAGCCACTGAAGCATTATTTTGACTTGCATTGTAGATCAGAGCACCGCGAGCTGTAAATGAGGCTGGACTCCAAACTACATTGGCAAAAGACCAGTAAGCCACAGTGCCGCCAGTAGCCCCAGACGTAGGGGTTGCAATAACAACCAAAGGTTGACCACCTTGTGTATAGCCAGTACCGGTAATTTCACCAACCAAAGCGGTCGAATATTGGGTTGTTGCGGCATTCAATGTGGCCGTAGAGTTGAACAACGCAATATAAAATGTGTTTGGGTTGGTTGGCCCAAAGTTGTGCAGCCCTTGAGCAAGCTGCACTTTGAAACTGGTCGTAGCGGTTTGAACTAGACTCATGTGACTTGCTGCCTATATTGTGGAGTACGGTAGGCATCTTGACGCTCCATACCATCTCCAAGACGTTTGGCCAAAGCAAGAGCTTCAGTGTAACGATCCATGTAAAGCTTAACCATGTCCGCCTCACCTTTCATAAAGGTGTAAGCCTCAACGAGAGAGCCATACAAAAGTACGGTATCAAAGTTGTCGCCAAGCCAAGAAGTACCAGACGGGTTATTGACTGTATCCGCGATAGAAACAGGATAATAGTAATAATGCAGCTCGGCAGTATAAGCAACATCAGGAGTGGGGCCCATGATGAAAGAAAGTTCATTTGTGATTGTACTTCCGGAAACTGTGGGCCCGAACAAAGCATAATATTGTGGTGTTCCGTAAGACACAGGATTGCCGTATGTCTCACGAATGAAGTTAACATCTTTGTTAATCAAATAGGCATAGTTGCTTTGGAACGTTACATTGTTGGCAACTAAATTTGTATTGGGCAAACTTAACGTAATGATTAACCCATTGATATTTGTAACTACAGCTCCTTGTGCAATGCCTGCGCCAGCAACAATTTGACCCAACGCAACATTGGTGTTTGATGCAATTGTTATCGTATAAGAGCCGCCATTACCATTTGCTGCTGTTGTGGTAACTTGATAAATGGCCAAAGAATACACCGCCAAAAAATCATTTGGCGCTGATAAGTATTGGTTATATTGTGTAATGGCTCCCGTTACATTCTTTCGGATGGACGGAAACTGGATCGTGTTGTAGATCCGCTGCTCAGCCTGCTCAATGAACGTGGGAATATACTGTACGAAAGTGGTTTCGTAGTTCTGCGTATAGTCTTGAATTGATTGAGAAAGCTGGGCGTAGTTCATGCCATTGGGCCTCTGGCCATCAAGCCTTTAGTAGCTGCACCAGTACCACGGATTTTCACGCCGTCTGTTTCAACACGGTCGTCCATCGTAATAGACACGCCCATCAACGGAACCCAGTTCTTTTTCTTTTGAAACTCAGGTTCGGTGAAAGCTGCTTCGGGGCCGACAGGTTTGCCGTCCATTGTGTGGGGCTTTGCATACTCAGATGCAGGCCGATTGTTTTTACCTTTAGCCATTATCCACCTCTTTGGTTTTTAGCGCGCGCCATGTTACGACCTACTGCGCGCATGTCTTTACCGGTTGGGCCGCCTTTTTTGAGCTTGGACAAGTTAGTGTGCTTGCCGGGGTGCTCTTGTTTGTCATGCATCGAAAAAGCTTTTTTAATCAGCTTTTTGTCTTCTTTAATATCATCGTGCTTGGCCATGATTGCTCCTACGTTGTAACTATTGTAACTGTACCCACTTGTACGGCCGGAATCAAATTATTTTGAGTTAAAACCGCATCAAAACTACTGGCTCCGCCAACAGGCGCCCAGCCCCACTGAAAAACTCTACTACCACCGCCAATACTACCATCTGCTGTCACACCAGACGCATAGTACGTTGTGTCAGGTCTTGGATCACGCAAACCTTGTGGGTCATCCACAGGGTACATACCCAATTGCAACTGAGGCTGATCTGGATCCCAACAAGTTGGGCATACCAAGATACTATAGTTTTTAGTCTTGATAATCTCTTTTCTCAAAACCGTCAGTTTGTACTGAAAGCCGCAGCGATCACACTCCGAAATCGCATTTTTACCAGAAGCAAAACGATTACCCATGACTAATAGCTCCCACCAATATACATTCTGCGGGGTACAAAACGCACCGCAGCCTTCTCATGGTCTTCACCAGCGGCCAATTCCCAAGCTTCGTCGTATTGCTGCTTTAAAACTTGCAATCTTTCCAACGCATTGGGGATTTTAAGTGCCATGTAGTAGGACAAACCCGCTACCAAGCACGGAATAAACCTAAATGGAACGTCAGCAATGTTGGTACCACCGCCCATATCCTGCACACGACGCATTCTCCAGTACACAAACTGGTATGTCTGGGATGTATCAGGGGTTGGCCACACGGTGATGCTGTTCTTTTGAGACAGAATGACCGCAATTCCTGCGTTGTGTGTGGCTGCTGTGGTGTTTCCTTGACCGCGAGTGCAGTTCAAGAGGTATGCGGGGTTGCCATTGGCTGCGGGTTGAAGTTCGTTGTACCCAATCAGCTCGGAATCGAGCTTAATAAAACCAGCATTTGGTAGTCCGTTGAGGGTACTAACGGCAATTGAGGTGTCTGTAGTACCGACTGCTGAATATACCGTGGCAGTAGTGACTTGATCGTTGGCTGAAAGACGCTGAATCCACACTTGGATAGGGCGCCCTTGGATGAGTTTGTTTGGGATCGTCGCATAGGTTGAAACGCTGATGCGCGTAATCGTTAAGTCGGCCTGATT